GTCTCGTAACATCTACATGGTCTAACTCTGTAAAGTAGTTTGTTTTTTTTGTTTTAGCCATTATTCTCTCCTGTTTTATGTATTGGCTTATTGTTATCATCAAGGACGACCTTAACAGAGCTTGACTTGACTAAGCTTTCAAAATCTTTCTTAGTGTAGCCCTGTGCAAAAAAATCAGTAATCCAACCACCTTTAAATGGTGGTGTTATACCACAATCCTCAATGACCTCTTGTATTTTTTCCTTTGTACCCTCTTTCCCTTTTTTCCAGTCTTCAAAAAGATAAAGTTTATCTCTAAGTTTATTTTTTCTAAATATATCCATCACATATTCATGTAATTCCATTATTCTCTCCTTTATTTAAACTTTGGTGGATTACAGTGATCTAAAAACTGACAGTAGCTGCACATCCAATCCTTTGTTGGGGAAGTGCCAATACTAAACATTGGTAGTCCCTTGGAGTGTTCTTGATTGATTGAAGTCCAATACATTTTAGCCTGATTAATATGACCAATGGGGACAGGCTGTTTCTTTATCCTTGAATCATCCTTGTTGTAGTAAAGTAAATCCATAGAATCTAACCGCCCATACTTTTCCATAACACCAAGCCCATAAGTTGCAAGTTGAAGATAATGATTACGACTAACCTCACCACCACCACCCCTTGGAAACTTTTTCCTATACCCAAAATTAGATATTGTTTTTACATCATAAAGCCTTATGTAGGGTTCTGTATTAAAATCCGTAAAATCTTCCATAACAACATCATAGTAACCTCTAACATTCAAATCCTCCAACACAATTTCACCTTCAGTGTGAAAATTGTGTACTGTATCTTTTACAATATGTACTGTGTTATTATTATCTTTATTATTATCTTTATTAATATTATTATAATATAGTAACGAGGATTGAATTTCGCTGTGAATTGCTGTGCCAAGACCCATTACCCTCGTACTACGTTTGTTGGGAAGATTTGTAGGGACTGCCTTTTCTACAGACTCATAATATAACTTGCGAGAACAAAAGCCAGCACCACTTGCATGATACCAGCTTTCATTACCTTCGTATCTTTCTTTTCTATTCTGTTCGTTCTTATGGTTTAGATAATCATGATAAATCTCTTCAAACATTATGTGCGTACATACTCCTCCATTAGCTTTGTTAAAGTTTCTCTGTATGTCGCATCTTTCTGCGTCAGTGATTTGATCTTGAATTTAGTAAACAGATCGTGTGGAACTTTCAATGTGTAAGTTGCAAATTCCCTATCTTTTCTCTTCATGAATAACCTCTATTTCGTGTTGTGATTATGCTTAAAATTACATTAGATTATATGATGCCACAAAAGGTTTTTTATAAATATATTATTTATTTTTATACCTCTTCTATAGTCTCACAAAATCTCATTCTTGTCTCATAGTCTTACTTGGGTCTTAGTTTCCCTTCGGAATCTACAGTCATCTCACTTTCTACAGTAGCTAATATTTCTTGTCTCACCTTTACCATGTCAAGTGCTTGACTGAAACATTTCTCTGCGACAGCTTTAGAATCCCCCTCCTCACCTATACCCTCTCTACTGTAGAAGCCAGAGAGGGCATGTGCTGCGAAGTAATCAAGTAAGTCTATTGTAGACTTATCTGTCATTAGCTTTTTCTCCAAACACGAACCTTTAAAGGTTTCAAGCTTGTTCCCTCTAAAGTCCTGCATGTAACCCGAAAGTCTCTAAGGTTTCCACCTAACTTTCTTAATTTTGAAGCTACAGTATAACAGGCAGTCATTACATGTGAAGGATTTAAACCTGGAGTATTCCCATTAACTTCAAAGCTATCTCCAACTGAAAGCTCTTTAAGGAAATGGAATTTAGACTGTCGTGGTCTTCCCCCTGTGAAGGTTCTTGGAGCTGGTATTGGTATGTGTTTGTCTATCTTTATTACATTTGGTGTTATCATTTACTTCTCCTTTACTTGATATGTGATACCCCTGACCTTTATCTGCTCAAGAGTCTTTGCATTTATGAATCTGTAGGCAACTTTGTGCATGTCAAATACACCTATAAGGTCTTTCTCTTCAGGCTTAAACTTCAGCCCTACACCCTTAACGTATTTGGCTACACCTTGCCTACAAACCATCTTTCTTTTTTCTCCGTTCTTCTTTGTGAAGACAGCTGAGAAAATCTTTCCATTAGTTTTATATATATACTGCTTAGCAGTATCTCTATCTATTGTTTTCATCATTCCTCCTGTCTATTCCTTTTCTTCTATCTTTTCTCATTTCATTTATTTCAAATGTAAGCTGTGAATCCTTACTGAAGAATGCCACAGCATCTTTAGGGCTTGAATTATTTCCCTTTACCCTGTCTACTAACTTTAATTTACCTGATTTTATTATAAAGGCTACTCTTGGAAGTGAGTCACCCTTTGATGGAGTTTGTATTTGATGCTCTACTGCAAAACCTTTTGGGATGCCCTCTGTATTTTGCTTAGGATCATCATACCACCAGTCAGGGTATCTTGGAGCAATCTCATAAAACATATCCCATACAAATTTATGAGAACACTGTGGGCACTCTATCTGTTTACCTTCTATATACTTCGACTTATTATCCAAAGTTATTTTCCCATGACTGAACCAATATGTTCCCATTGATAGAAACGTATATGTTTCTTTGTCATCTTCACATCTTTTTGACATTTATTTCTCCTTTATTAGTATTATAGGGGTGAGCCAGAAAGGTGTGGCTGAAAATGAACCACGTACTACCATAACAGTAGCAAACCCACCCCTATATGTTATTGTTAATTAGCCAGCTATTAATCGAAACAACAAGTACCATATGAATACACATCCTGCTGCGATTAAGAGCCATATTGTCCATATTACAAGATGTTCTTTTAGCATATTCTAAACCCCCCACTATTGGCACAGAAGTTTGCAAACTGACGTACATTTTCTTCATCAAATGGATAGTTCTTATTGAAGTCATCTACCTTCCCAGTTCCCTTGCAAGCATTACATTCAATGTCTCCAGCACCAGCCTTTGGTGGTTCTTGTCTTTTTCCTGTAGCGTCACATATATCACAATCTTCCTGCTTTAATGAGGCGATGTGTTTCTTATACCCTTCTTCATACTCTTTAACCTGACCATTTTTAATTAACTTGAATAATCTCTTTGCCATTCTATCTGCCTTTGTCTTACTGATCTTATGACCATCATTCCAGCTACCACCCTCTACATCTTTATCTGTAAGTATGTCATCACATATAGATGTAACAAAGTGCCACAGTGGTCTCCATCCCCATACATTGTTTCTGAAGTATACTCCACAGTTTTCTTCTTGCCACTCCATATAATCATCATGCATTTCACGGTCTTCATTAGTCCAATCATCTCTGTTCCAAGATTCTGGCAGTTGTGGTTGTGGTCTTGTCATATTTGGATTAAGTCCTGATAAATCAAATCCCATATTACTTGTCTCCTTTCTTATTGTTATTGTTTTAAAGTTAAACCTAATTCATCCAACTTAACTTCTATTTCAGTAAGTGATTTACGTCCAAAGTTTTTAATTTTACGCAATTCACTTTCGTTCTTTTTTACCAATTCACCAATTGTACGAATACCTCTGGACTGTAAACAATTGTCAGTTCTTACAGTCAGTTCCATTTCATCAACTGAGATATTGTCAATGGATGTTTGTTGCAGTCTCTTTTCAAGATAAGTTAGTCTGTCATTTTTAGGTTCATCTAACATTTCCTGTAACTCTCTTGTTATCTGATGTTCATACTCATCCCAATTTAATAGCACCTGCTGTAACAGCTTTATTGAGAGTTCTCGATGAAGTGTTATTCTATTGTCTTCTGATATAGATGCAATCGTTACCATTGAACTTTCACCTGCTAAAGTAAATGGAACTCTTACATTATATCTCTTCATTATTCCATCATAATCAAACTGTACCATATTTACTCCTTTCTTATTGTGTGGATTTATCCACGTCTTATTTCTGTTACTATGTTTATTATTATTAGTGCAAAGATTACATAAGCTACTATATCCATGTTATGTATTCTCCTGTGCTGTGAAGCTATCACCAACAAGCTTACCAAGTAGTACACTTCTACCTTTAAATCCTGAGCCACTTGTCTGCCACACAAGGAATATGTCTCCAAGTTCCTCATCATAGTGTCCTTCCACCTTGATACCAGAGTCCCATCCACATGTGTGACTTGATATACCTGTTGTTTTATGTCCTAATCTAGATACAGAACCTCTACCGCCCTGTATCTCAGCTTTAAACTGTGCCATCTTGTTCTCCTTTCTTATTTGTTATTAGTCTCCTGTTTCCATTTCTTCAATCAAGTGTTTGCCTGACGTTGAATTTGATAAAAACAGTCCAAGCTTTTTATTGCGGTGGTAAGCACCATCTTTAAAGTATGTTTCAAAGTGGTATCTGGCTTTGCCAATCGCTATGCTTTTTTCTTCATCATTATTAACATTAAACGTGCCTGTGTAGTCCTCCCATTCACCAACACCTGTCTCTTTATCTACAACCCAAACCCTTATTTCAGCTGACTGTTTATTTATATGAGCAGAAAGCTTATCAGATATTCTCTTTACCTCCTTTCTAATCTTATCCATATCATTCTTTAGCACGTTTATTGAGCTGCCCAATATCCCTGTACCCCCACAATCTTTACACTTAGTATTTTTCATTCCATTTACTGGTGGGTTACCAGTCTTAGTCTTGGGAAGACCAGTTCCATCACACTTGCTACATTCTTCCTGTAACTGTTTCTCAATCTTCTGTATTGCACTATCGAGATCAGCTATTGTTTTATCTTTTACTTCTTTAGTTACTATCTTCATTCGTTTCTCCCTTCTTGTTTGTTACTGTTATTGGTATTTTTAACATCCACGCTGTATCGCTTGGATGCTGATTCTTCTCTGTTATCTTCATTAGTGATAAAGTATCCTGCACTCCAATCTCTCTGTAAAGATAGGTATCACTCTCATTCTCAAGCTTCCTGTTTTGTTTATCTCTAAGCACAGCTGTAAGCTTAAAGTAATTTACATCAAGAACCTTAACAGGATTATCTTCAAGCTCTTTAACAAATTTTACAAGCTCTTTAACTGTTTTAAATGTCCATTTTTTATTCTTCATTTATTGTTTTCTCCGTTAAGTCAAAGTTCCTGAGAAAGAACTCACAGCATTCAATCCATCCCTTGTTCACATCTCTATCTCTGCTTATCACTCCATACCTCTGATAGTCTTTCTCATTCTCTTGACAGTGTAATAGTATATTCTTTAAACTACCCATATTAGTACCTTTCTTCCTCTGGCCAGATATGTTCACCATGTTCTAAGTCATGTGCATAGCTGTCTTTACGATATGGATACAGACTGCTGTCATTACTTTCATAGCAATCATCACAATATATACCTGTAAATATACCATATGCATCACGCCTTGCCCACCAATGTTCACCTATTGGCCTGTGCATCTCTTCTTCAGCCTTACATCCTCCACAGTATGTCATTTCTGGTTTATCCATTTATTCTCCCTTCATCTATTAAGTGCTGTGCAGACCTACCAAACCAGCCTTGCAGTTGCCAAGCAAGTCCAGTATTCACAAGATGTTGCCAAGCCTCAAGCCATTGCTCTTCTGACTCGCATTCTTCAAGACCTTCAGCTATTCCTACTGCCATATAATTAGTCATTTATTTCTCCTTTCTGTTCTTTCATTACTTGTATTATTTCATTCACACTGTCTAACACTTTCTGTTTACTACCCTTAATGCCAAGCTCTTCTTTTAGTAAAGAGTATGCAGTTCTACCTCTGCCCTTGAGACCTACAAGTTCAAGTCTAAGTCTGGCTCTAAGTGCTAACATTGAATACAGTTGTATTTGATATTTATTTTCAGCTATCATCATACATGCTCCCCTCTGTTTAGTTTATCCCATACATCTTTAGCTCTCATTGGTTCAAAGTGCAGGTCACGTTCAATGCCCAGTCCAAATGGTCTCTTTATACCTTCCAGCTCTTTCATACTGAATGAACCCATCTCTACTTCATTACCTTCTACTATGCCCCAACAGTAGTCCCCATCTTTATCCATATTCATCAAAAACCATTTCCAACTGCCCATTGGGTCAAAGTACTTAGCTACTACCTTCTGCTCCATATTAGAGCCTTCAATATATTGTTTCTGTGCTTTTCTTTTTATATCTTTAGTCATTAGTTTCATTATTATTTCCTTTCTGTTTTGTTATTGCTTGTTCTAATCTCTTTCTATTCTGTGGGTCAAGTGAAGCCATCCATGTTATAGGCTTTGTCTGCATTAATCTAAACTTACCTGCAACATACCCATCATTATGGAAATCATCTTCTGTCTTACCATATATCTGCTCAGCAAATTCATAGCCATCTGTATCTACAAACCATCTTATTATCTGTTCTATTGTCATTTATTCCCTTTCTGTTTTTTAGCCATTGCTATAGCCTTCTCAACAGCTGTTGTGTCTTGGTTATGGTCTTTCATTTCTTGCAGTGCTTCTTCTGGTGTCATGTCAAAGTGTTCCATGAAATACACGAACATATCCAGTCCTTTAAGCTGTACAGTATAACTACTCATCACAGTCCTCCCCATAACATATTGTGTTTACAGTCTTTCTATCCATTCCAGCATTGTCAAGTACATCCCAAGCCATATCTGGTATAAGGCTATCTATCTCTTTTTCTGTGAAGTCATCTTCAACCCAGTTATGTATGTCAAAGTCTGGAAGGTCTTGCATACACATTCCAGTATTTTTTGATATGAACTCATTTAGTTTGCTCCATGCTAATCCCTGTTTACTCATTTGTTGCTCCTTTCTGTTTTGTTGTTGTTACTAAATTTGTGTAAGGGCAAGTTAGAATTGGAAAAAGAACCTGCCCCTACACTGCGGTATAACACACAATAAGAACGTTACCAGAGGTCGACAAATGACTTGTTTCGTACTGTGTGCAGTCCTCCATCACTCAGGTCGATTGAGTGTTTAAGAGGTTGTTATCTTGCTGGAAATGTTTCTCCAACTCCCATCTCTACATATATACTGTCATGGAATGAAACGCCATATACAGACTCTATTACATTTAATACATTTTTACAATCACCATTTATCTCTTCTGCATGACACCAACTATCATTTACTGATGGGTCATCTCCAATTGCACACCACATTAACCATGCTGTGCCTTTCCAGTTATCACGCCATTCACTTTCCTTATGGTCTACATCATACCATACACTCCAATAACATCCTGTTGCTTGGTCTGAAGTAAACATCTTTTGTAGTTGTACCCAATTATCAGGTAGTTCTACTTTCTTTACTATTGGTGATGCTGGCATTATTCTGCTCCTTTCATTTTTCTTTCAAGTTCAGCTATACCATCTTCAAGGTCTGATTGTATTATGTGGTCATCATTGTTTTCTTGCAGTCCTTTTAGCTGAACATTGTATTGTGCTAACCTTGCAGGAAGCACTACCTTTATATCACAATCATAACAACATTGACCTTCCTTTACTGGTTCGGCATTACATCCACCTTCCCAGCCAAATGGGTCTGCCGTTATCTTTTCATTACATATTACACATTTCATACTGTTTTCCTTTCCTTTATGTTATATTAATTGTTTTAAGTCTTTGTAACAATACAGACACAAGTGCTTACTTCTTCTGTAATTGTCTTTATCCCTATAATATAACACTTCCATTTTATTTGTACTATTTGTCTTATTACAGAAATCACATTCACTTTCCTTTGGTGTGTAGGTAACAGTTACGACACCATAATCGCCTTGCCTTTCCTTTATGTTATAATTACTCTGATCCATTGCTTTACCTTTCCTTTCTGTTTTATTTAATAAAATATTTACTCAATAATATGGTAAACAAAAACCCCCACCAAATTTCTCTGATGGGGGCATTACAGCGTGTTACGTTGTTGTTATTTCTTGTTTATAACTTCACCTTTGTCATTGTAGAAATATGTTTTTCCACTTTCCGTATAATAACAACAAGCTTCCGTTTGAACACCTTTTAAATATGTTTGTTGATGTCCAAGCCTAAAACAACGTCCAACCTTTTTACCTTTTACCGTTGTTCCGTTATTTGTAGGTAGTACAATCCGCCAATCATTAATCGGTGTTGGAGTATCATTATTAGTATGAACAAGCTCTCCGTTTGCCTTTTGTTTATCTACTCCAAAGCTATCCGTTTGAATTTGTTTATAATATTGACCCCACTCTTTCACCAAATATTCATGTATTGCGTTTTGCATACCTTTATTTATTTGGTTTTCTATTGTACTTTCCTTGCTCACTTTCTTTGTCTGTTGTGTTACATCCAGATTCAAAAAAGTTAAAGCGTTTCGGTTGTTTATCACGTTTGACATAACTTACTCCTTGTTTTATTTACTATTATTATGAGTGATTAATCCGTAATAAAGGTAGTTTCCTCTCGGTCTTTCCTTCATTACCTCTATTGTCAAAAAGCCACCTCTTTCGAGGTATTTAATATTAATACCATCCGAATAATACAAACAAGAATTAAATTGTAACAATGATAAATTAATTGTAGGATGTATGGTAAATAGTCTTATATTACTCACGTTAATTTAATTAATAATAAGAAAGGAAACAAAATGGAAAAAATCAATACAACGGTAGTTTATGACGATATTAGCGGTTATGGTATCACAATAAAGAATAATCACGTATATCTCGTAAAAGATGGTAAGACAATGCGGTTAGATTCATTAATAATTAAAGAGAGAAAGGAGGGGAATTAAGATGAAAAATTATCTATTTACACCATTTAATGACGAAGGTGAAAAGATAGAGGGATTTAATGCTATTAGAGATTATCTTCCTAAAAAGTATCGTCACCCGTTAGTTATGTTCATGGCTAAACTTGAATCAACTTATGATGTTATAATAAGTAAATTAGAGTCGGATAACTCCTTATTTCATGGTCAATCGGAAGAACGGAAAGAACATAGTTTATTGCAATACGATGAGATAAGAGAGTTAAAAGCGGAGATTAAAGAGTTGAAAGCGGATAATAATAAACACTATCCAAAGGAATATCAAGCCGAAGCACGTGACTACTTTAATCACAATCCTAATAGTGAAAAACTATGGTTCTTTATGGTTGGAGATAGTGAAGTTGATGAAGATGGTGATGTAAGAAAGACATTCAATGTTGGTGTTGATGCAATAGCGGAGTGTGATAACTTCAATGGTGACATAAGCACGGAGGTGTATAGATAACATGTGTAGTATGTGGGTTATGATATGGCATATATATCTTGTGCACACATAAGGTAAACAAAGCCACTCACTCAATCACACTCAATCAATAGAGTAAACACAATGCCCCCGTAAATGGGGGCGTTTTGTTTGTGTATAGTCTCGTGGTTGTGGCGTTGTCGTATCTTGGGGACGTTCACGGTAATGGTGGGCGTTCCCTTTCCTCAAATATCCATTAAAATTCAACTAATATTATAATGTAACCAAAAAAGTAACTCAATCGGGAAGGGTAGGAGGACAATGTAACGGGGGTATGCCGATAAAAAAAGGGGTACACTCATTCTAATGTAATTTTTCAAATTTGTGATTCCAGCCACAATTTAGCAATAGATTCTTTACAATATAATATACTGATGGAACTTTATTAATATATATATATTATAATATACTGTATTAATATAGGGGGAATTTGGTTTTTAAAAGCAAACTGATGTATATTACACTATGGATTTCAAAACTATAAAAGAAACAGAACATTACATTTACGACTCGGAAGACGAGTTTCGTGTTCACCATCCTAGCGTACCTGTTCGTCATAACTGGCGTCATGGTGATGAAGGGGAGTGGGTTTTTACTGATGACGGATTTGTGTGTCAAATCCTGCGTAAAACTAAGATTTCTAAAGAAGTTGGTGATCCTAAGACTTGCATAAGAACTGTTTGTGGTACATTCATTGCTAGGGACAAGAAGAAAGAAATGCTTGGCGAAGATGGTATAGCAGAGAATATTTACTCATTTTCGGGTACAAACACAAGTCAGAAGGATTTCAATGAAAGGGGTCGAAATTCTAGAGAGTTGCTATTTGCAAAGTACGTTGCTAGTGGCTTGGGAGCTGTTGAAGCATATCAAAAAGCATATCCAGATGCTCGTAGTTCATCATACATCAAGAATCGTACAGATAAACTTTTAAAAACGGAGACAATTAGAAAAATGATAGATAAGCAGATAGAAGAAATTCTAAGCGAAGAGGGTGTTACTCCTAATTGGTTAATAGAAAGATATAAAACAATTGCTGACTTGGCTGAGAGTGATACTGCAAAACTGCGTTCACTTGACAGTCTTGCCAAAATAGCAGGTTTATTTGATCTTGGCGAGAAAAAGTCTGAGCAAGTAACAATTTGGGCGGGGTTTTCGCCTGAGCAGCTAGAGGAGGTCAAAAAACATGGAAAGCCAGAACTCGTTGCACATGCAGAAAAAAACAAAAACGACTAAAAAGAAGGAAATAATTGATCCTTGTCCGATCTGTGACAAGGAATTACACTTAAATCACGAATATACTCAAAGAGTTGGGCTGTTAGGTGATTTTGACGAGGTTATGGGCTGGCTTTGTCCGCATTGCAAGTCTGAGTTTGACACAGAGAACCATTTAACGAAATTTTTAGGTGAAGGTAACATAAGGGGAGAAGCATAATGCCATATTTTGGCAAAACAAGCAAAAAAAGACTAAGCACTTGCGACAGTAAGCTGCAAAAAGTCTTTAATGAAGTGATTAAGCACGTTGATTGCTCTATTTTAGAAGGTCATAGGGACAAGGATAGACAAAACAAGCTGTATGAAGAGGGAAAGACGAAGGTAAAGTATCCTAATGGGCGACATAATCGTCAGCCTTCTTCGGCTGTTGATGTTACGCCCTATCCTGTTGACTGGAAGGATCGAGAGAGGCAAACACTGTTTGCTGGGTTCGTAATTGGCGTTGCTAGTCAAATGGACATCAATTTAAGATGGGGCGGTGATTGGGATCAGGACTTTCAAGTTACAGACAACCGCTTCGATGACTTTCCACATTTTGAACTCAAGTGACAAAAAGGGACAAGGCTCGCCTGTTAAATCTATTTGTAGGGCTTTACAACCTCTACATATGGAATATGGGCGGTTCATTGTTTATATTTATACTGGGATGTTTAAATA